AATGAGATCACGGGCAGTATAAAGGAGGAAGAAGCCAAGTATCTGCTTTATAAGTTCTTACGGAACAATATTGCATTTACAACTGAGATGTTCCTAGGGGTTAAACTATTTCCCTTTCAGGCTATGGCTATAAAAGGAATGATGGTCTCTGATTACTCCATGTTCGTCTTTTCGCGGGGTATGTCCAAGACATTCTCTACAGCCATTTATGTGCTGTTAGAGTGTCTGCTTAATCCTAATTCAAATATAGGTGTTATTGCAGGTAGCTTCAGGCAATCAAAACAAATCTTTCAAAAGATGGAAGATATATTAAGTAAACCAGAAGCAAAACTACTAAATGAATGTGGAGTCAAAATAACCAAAGGAACTGACCAATGGACTCTAAAAATAGGAAACAGCAGAGCAATAGCTCTACCACTGGCCAATGGTGAGAGACTCCGTGGATTTCGATTTAATCGTATTGTGTTGGATGAGTTTTTAACAATCCCAGAGAAGATTTTCAATGAAGTTATTATCCCCTTTCTAGGGGTTATAGATAACCCAATAGAGAGAGAGGAATTATACAACCTAGAAACGAAAATAATCGACAAGGGCGAGATGAAGGAAGAGGATCGATATGTATGGTCTAACAATAAATTGATCATTTTGTCATCTCCCTCCTTTAAATTCGAATATATGTATAAACTCTATAAAACTTATGAAGACCTTATATATGGGGTTGGGAAAGACGAGGACGCTGAACTGGCAGATGACGCATATAGGCTAATTATGCAATTAAGCTATGACTGCGCTCCACAACAATTGTATGACCAGAACCTGCTTAAACAAGCGAAAGCCACAATGAGTGAAATGCAGTTTACTAGGGAATTTGGCGCACAGTTCATAGATGAGAGTGATGGATACTTTAGACTCTCCAAGATGGCAGCTTGCACTATCCCAGATGGAGAATTTCCCGCTGTAGAGGTGGTTGGTAATCCTAGTGATGAATATCTGCTTTCCTTTGACCCTAACTGGGCGGGTAACACAAGTGCTGACCACTTTGCAATGCATGTGTTTAAAATCGACAGGGATGCTCAGAAAGTTTGTCTTGTCCATAGCTATGCGATTGCAGGAGTTTCCCTAAAGGAGCATATGGCGTATTTCTTATACCTGATCGAACATTTTAATATTGTAGGTATGTGCGGGGACTATAACGGAGGTGTCCAGTTTATAAACTCTTGTAATGAAAGTCAATTGTTCAAAAACGCACAAGTAAACATAGGTGTTCTTGATATAGACCTTGAGAAGCCAGAGAATTGGCATTCAGACATTATGCGGTTTAAAAATGAATATAATGTGCGTGAGAAAAAATATTGCATCTTAAGAAAGCCCACCGCCAACTGGATTAGGAACGCTAATGAGATGCTACAAGCATCCATAGATCACAAAAGGGTTTTGTTTGCTTCAAGAGCAATTGATGCCCACTTTGACGAGCAAAGGAAAAAGAATTTACCTGTTGATAAACTTAAGTGGGATATGAAGATGAATGCCTCTTCTAAGGGCGCGATGATGATTGACTTAATTGATCATCAAAAGTCTATTGTAGAATTGACGAAAGCTGAATGTGCTAATATCGAAGTTATTGCTAATCCGCAGGGTTCTCAGTCATTTAATCTCCCGCAGAACCTAAGAAGACAAAAAGGCCCACATAGAGCACGGAAAGATTCTTATTCTGCCTTGGTTCTAGGCAATTGGTTTGCCAAAGTGTTTTTTGACGCTGAAGAGGCTGTGCCAGAGAAACAAGTGGAGAGTACATTTATTCCTTTCACTATTTGAAAAGTTTCAAAGTTACTTTTATAACTTTAGTGTAAACTTTCAATATGGCTCGCAAATATACCAAACGTTCGGAATACTGGGAAAAATTCAAAAACAGGTCTCAGCCCCTTTCGGATATAATGAAATCCGAGAGCAGCGAGGTAGAGCCTGAGTTAATTGGAGAGGGAATCTACCAATCTGTCCAAGCGTCTCGGCTAGATACCCCCACTGGAAGGACTGCGTCCAGAACCAACAGAATAGCCACTAATCCTATAGCGAAAAAATATAGTAACATTGATGAGGGGATTTTGCCCCTTCAATATTCAAAGAATTCAGTTGACGCAAGAGAGGCCATCCTACTTTGTCAAAAAGCTTATTTTAATATAGCGACATTCAGAAGCACAATAGATTTGCTTTCTGAATTTGCAGATTCTCAAATATATGTTGAAGGAGGCACTGATAAATCTAGAAAATTTGTTAACGCTTGGTTTAAGAGGATCAGAATGTTTGATCTAAAGGCTCAATACTTTAGGGAGTATTATCGTTCTGGAAATGTTTTTTTATATAGAGTTGATGGATTGATACCTCTCAAAAATTCTCAAAAGGTCTTAGAGGCTTATGGAGCGAGTGTTCGTAAGAAAATTCCGATCAAGTATATGGTAATTAACCCCACAGATGTGGCTACAAAGGGTTCTCTCTCTTTTAGTGATTACCAATATTTTAAAGTTCTTACTCCGTTTGAGATTTCTAGGTTGAAAAATCCCCAAACAGAACACGAAATTGAGTTATTGAACTCTTTACCTGAAGAGGTGCAAGTGCAGCTTAAGAACGGCCCGATAAATGCGGCATCTGAAAATATACAGATGGAATTAAATCCTGATTTTTTACATGTTATTTTCGCCAAAAAACAAGATTATGAGCCGATGGCTATTCCCACAGGCTTCGCTGTATTGGATGATTTGAATAGAAAAATTGAATTGAAGAAAATAGATCAGGCTATTAGTCGCTCTATCGAAAATGTTGTTTTGCTTGTAACGATGGGCAATGAGCCTGACAAGGGTGGAGTTAACCATAAAAACCTTGCGGCGATGCAGACGATTTTCAGAAACCAGAGTGTGGGGCGAGTGCTTGTCTCGGATTATACAACTAAAGCAAATTTTATTATTCCAGACATTAACAAGGTTGTTGGCCCTGAAAAATACGCGACTTTAAACAGGGATATCGAAGAGGGTCTCCAGAATATTTTAATTGGGGATTCAAAGTATGCTGATGGCAAAATTAAAATGAAAGTGTTTTTCCAACGATTGGAGGAGGCGCGGAATCTTTTTGTGAATGAGTTCTTGAACCCCGAAATTCGAAGAGTCTGCAAGGCGGCTGGGTTAAGGGCATGGCCAGAAGTAAAATTTGTCAAAAACGATACCCTTGATGACGAGAATCTTACAAAACTGGCGATACGTTTGATGGAATTAGGCGTTCTGACCCCAGAGCAAGGCATGAAGGTCGTTCATACTGGGACTTTCCCCAATCCCAAAGATATGGACTCAGCGCAAGATAAGTTTAAGGATGAGAGGGAAAAAGGTCATTACCTACCTCTTGTTAATTCAATTAATCTTTATGATGGCGAAGAGGAAGCGCCACAAGAGAAACCGCCGCAAAAGGGCGGTGGAGACCCAGAGCCTAAAGATGCCCAAAAAATAATCTCTCCATCTGGAGGGAGGCCCGTGGGGGTTTCTAATTCCAACACATTTTCTAAAAAGAATATTGTCGAGGCAACGAAAATGGTGGACGAATTTGAGCTTCGGGCGCTTAGGGACTTTGCGCTTAAATATGGGCTAGATGAATTGGACGAGGAAAAAGGAGAACTTGTAACTCGGGTTTGCGAATCAATCATTTTAGCTAAAGAAGCTGATGATTGGGATTCCACATTAGCTCAAGTAGTAGAGAATTTGGATGCCCTGACAGACTTGGATATTAGCAAGAAGGTATTAGAAGTCGGAGCAAATCACCAGCTTGATGATCTATCATCTGCAATTTTATATCACTCTACTAAAATTCAGGTGTAATAGAATCTATGGAAATGGATAACTTTGAGGTTTGCCAGTTCATAGGTAAAATCAAACCAATCAAACAAGAAGAGTTTGACGCTTTCGGTATTTCAAAAGGGTCTATTTGGGAAACGGCGAAATCTTTGCTTCCTGATGACTTTGACCCTAAACAAAACATTGATGTGTTGCCCGTGGTTTTTAATTTAGCCACTGTTAATGAATTTAATAAAAATGGAGACGGTATTGACGCGAAAACAGCGGTAGCGACTGTCAAAAGGTTTATTAACAAACCAATTAATATCGAACACAAAAAAGATAAAATTGTGGGGCATATCATTAATGCGTCTTTCTCTGAAGAGGAATTTGATTTTCAAAATAACGATATTGAATCCTACGCTAATAAAAAAGAGCCGTTTTACATTACTGCTGCTGGTTTAATCTATAGACAAATATATCCTGATCTTGCTGCGGCTATTATGGAGTCTTCAGATGAGGAAGAAGAATCTTACCAAAGCATCTCTGCTAGTTGGGAGCTTGCGTTCAGGGATTACGAGGTGGCTCGCGGCTCTAAAAAATTAAATGAGTCTACCATTGTGCCATCGGAAGAAAAAAGCGAGATGTCACAATATCTCAAAGGTATGGGTGGCGACGGCGAAGATGAAGATGGAATCCCGATAAATAGATTAATCGTAGGGCAAACTTTTCCGT